GCCCATTCGCCGAGCGCGGCATTCTTTGCGGCAGCCATGCCGGCGATGACCTCGTTGCGCGAGACGCCGCCGTTGAAGGTGATGTACTGGATGACCGGCGGTTGCGTGGTGGCCGCGCCGCCCATCAGCGCCGAGGCCTGCGCGGCGTTGATCACCGTGCCCGGGCCGGCCACGATCTCGGGGCCGTTCTCGCCGACGATGTTCCACCGCCCGCGCCGCATGTCCCCACCGCGCTCGAAGAACCCGCCGAACGTGCTGCCGAAGAAGCTGCCGATGGAGCCCACGGCCGACCCGAGCGCGTCGCCGAAGCCGCCGCCCTGCCCGAACAGCCCGAGCAGCTGCTGCAGGAAGGGCCGAACCACCGCCAGGCGGAAGAACTCCTGGATGAGCGCATCGACCGTGTCGTTGCCGGTCTTGACCAGGCCGACCAGCCCGTCCTCCACCGACTGGATGGCGCCGCCGAACACACGCTCGGTCTCGGTACCCAGCTTGCCGGTGCGCTCCAGATACTTGTCGATCGCGCGCTGGATGCCGCCCTCGGCGTCGTTGTCGACGTCGCGCTCGCGCTGCTCGCCTTGCCTGCGCAGGTCGCGTTGTCGTTCGAGCAGGCGGATGTTGCGCTCGCGCGCTTCGATCTCGGCGTCGCTGGCCTCGGCGTTGCGCGCCATGGCCAGCGCCTGCTGCTCGGTGGCGATGGCCTCGTTGAGACGCGCGTCTTCGAGCTTGCGCAACTGCCGCTCGGACAGGCCGATCTCCTGCACGTAGGCCTCGAGCGCGGCGTTGGCTTCGATGCGGCGCTGCGCGTCGGCCGCCAGGGCATCCAGGCCGCGCTGCTCGATCTGCAGCGAGCGCTCGCGCAGCTCCACCTGCTCGCGCTGGCGGCGGTTGCCCTCGTCGAGCGCGAGCAGCTTCTCCAGCTCGCCGGCGATGGCGCGCTTCTGCACGTCGGTGAAGCGGCTCTCTGCGTCGGCCAGCTTGGTGACCACCTCCAGCGCGAAGCGCTGCTGCTCGCCCAGCTTCTCGCCGGTGTCGAGTTCGCTCTGCTGCAGGGTGATGCGCTCGGTGACGGTGCGGATCAGGTCGGCGTAGGCGCGGCGGGCCTTGTCGATGCCGGCGGTGTCGATCTTCTCCGGCACGTTCAGCCTGGGAGCAACCTGCTCCGGATTCACCAGGCCGCGGCCGCCGCCGGCCGCGCCGTCGCTCAAGCCCAGATTGACGCGTTGAAGTTCCTTCAGCAGCGCGCGCTTCTTGGCAAGCTCGGCTTCGACTTGCGCAACGTTGTTGCTCTCGATCGCACGGCCCGGAGGGCCGAAGCGCTCGACGCGCGCCGTCACGTTGCGGCTCAGCGCCTCTGCGCTGCGCTCAAGCTTGCTAATGTCTGCCTCGACGGTCTTGATGTACGCGCCGAGGTTGCCGCGCTGGATGCGCTCCTCGAATGCGTCCAGCGCTGCGATCAGACCGTTCTTGTTGAACGCTTCGAGGATCGCGTTCAACGCCGGCACGAAAGTGCTGAGGATTCCGCGGCCGGCGTTGGTGGCGTTGGCTTCGAGGCGGAAGAGCTGCTTGTTCAGCTGCTCGGCCGCTTCGGCCTGTTGCGTCGTTGTCTTTGCGCTCAGCTCGCCTGCCTCGGCCAGGTCTTTCAGGAACGGCGCGGCCTCGCGCACGCTCTTGCCGAACAGCTCCTGGATGGCTCGGGCCTTGCCGCCGTCATCGGCGTAGCGCGCCAGCGCGACGGCGGTGCGCTGCAGCGCCTCGGCCGGGTCCAGACGTCTCAACTCGGCGACATCGAGGTTCAGCGCCTTGAAGATGCGGGAGGTGTCGTCGCCAGGCCTCGCGTTCTTCAGCTGGTTGTTGAACTTGACCAGCGTGTCGGCCGCCGTCTCGAACGTGCCGCCGGTGCGGCGCGCAATGTCGTCGAGCGCGCTGATGTTCTCGATCGACGCGCCGGTGGCGTCCTTCAGGTCGTTGAACGCGTCGATCGCGTTCAGGCTGTTGCGCGTGGCGGCGAGCAGGAAGCCGGCGGGCAAGGCGACGGCCAGCGCGCCGACGGCGCCGCTGATGGCCGTGCGCACGCCGCCGAAGGCGCGCTCGATGCGCTGCGCGTTGCGCTGCGCGAGCAGCGCGGCCTTGTCGAAGCCGGACTCCAGCTTCGCAAGCCGCGCTTCGAGATCGATGGTGACAACGGCCAATGGCACTGATGCAGCTCCTAGATCGTGCAACCAGCGTGCAGAGCGCGCTTGGCGGAGAGATAGGCCCTGCGTGCGGCCTTCACTGTCGAGAAGTGGCCCAACCAAAGCTGGCGACCTCGCACCTGAATGCGAGCCTTGAAGCCGCCACGTCGGCGATCTACGGTGACGCCGAGGACGCCGGTCTCGTTGTCCACGCGAGCTCTCCGCAGGTTTTGGCGGTTGACGATGTTGGGCACGTCGCGCAAGTTGACGATGCGGTTGTCGAGACGATCGCCGTTCACATGATCGATGTCGGCAACGGGCGGCGCGCCGTAGTAGTACAGCCACGCGACGCGGTGCGCCTGGTACAGCTTCCGATCGATGCGGACGGTCAAGTAACCCGTGGCTGACACGTGTCCGAATGACGAGCCCAGGCTGCTGACCTTTGCGCCCGCTCGACCTGTCCTCGGCCGCCATGCAAACGTGCCGTGCACATGGTCGTAGCTGATCAACTCGCGCAAACGCTCTGCTGCTTCAACGCTCATCTGGATCACTTCGGCTTCTGTGGTTGGTAGGTGCGCAGGGTGTAGAGGCGGTGCATCAGGCCGTCGAGGTCAGTGATGCCGAGGTGCGCTGCCACGACCGGCAAGCCCGACCACTCGATGCCGCCCGAGCCGTTGGCAAGGAAGCCCCAGGCCTTGAGCGCGAGCGCGTCGTGCATGTCGAAGGCCGGCTCGTCTTCGTCTTCGTAGACGATGCCGGCCTGCCGATCGCGCAGCGCCTTCAGTTTTTTTCCGCGCTCTCCTTGGTGCTGAAGTACGCGGCGATCAGGTCGATGACGTAGGTCTCGATCTGCGCCGCGTGCTCCAGGTGGTCGCCGATGTACACGGCCCACACCGCCTTGCTGAAGGGCCGCGCGTCGCTGCCGCCCACGCCTTCGGGCAGCAGGTCGGCGTCGGTCCAGCCGTGCCAGTCGACGACGCACTCGCGCGCGATGTCGAGCGTGGGCGCGTTCTTCAGGCGCACCATGCCCGCCTCGTCGGGCCGGCGCACGGTGACCGAACGCTCGCCCCGACCGTTGCCAGCGGGCAGCAGGATGAGGCGGCTCTCGCGCGCCTGCATCATGGCCTTGATGAGTTGGTCTTCCGTCATCAGGCAGCCCCGAGCAGCACGAAGCCCTTGACCTTGATGCCGAGCGAGCCGGTGCCCGCGGCGCCCTGCTGCACGTCCTCGCCCGGCAGCGACGGCTGGCCGCGGAAGACGCGCACCGCGCCGCTCTTGAGCGTGACGCGGCCGACGACGAAGCCCTGCGCGATGGCGGCCTTGTTCAGGATGATCTGCGCGGCCGACGGCACGTCCTGCGCCAGCGTCGGGATGGTGAACGACTGCGCGCCGAGCAAGCCGTTCTCTTCCTGCGTGATGTCGTCGATGAGGCGCGTGACGTTGACCGGCGTGGCCTCGCCGCCGCCGAACTGGTAGGCGGTGGCTTCCTGCAGCGTCTCCCACGTGGCCACGGGGACGAACAGCGGCGAGCCGCCGGCGACGAAGGCGCTGTAGCTCGTGGTGTCCAGGCTCTGCGCCTGGAACGACACGCCAGCCACCACGCCCTTGACGCGCGCAGCCTGGCCCTCGATCTGCGCCATGCCGCCGATGCCGCTGAAGTAGCCGACGGCGTTGATGGCCGGCGGCGCCGCCGCCAGCACGACGGCCGGGTCGGCCAGGCTGATGCCGGTGATGGGGATGCCAGCGCCGTAGGTGGCCGCGATCTCGACCTTGATGCCGCGCCCGATGATGTTGCCCATGCTGGGCTCCTTTCAGTGATGACCCGGCGCAGCCGGGGGTTGATGGAACTTCTGATTCACGTGATCCACTCGACCGTGAGGATTTCGGCCTCCAGGTCGATCTCGGGGTCGTAGCCGCCGGCACCGTCGGTCCAGGGCAGGCCGCCGGCGAGAAGTGCGTCTTCGACCAGCTCGCGCACGGCTATAGCGTTGGCGCGATCGACTCCCACCACCTGGATGGAGATGCCCTGCGTGCGGCTCAGCAGCGTGTTGTCGAGGCCGAAGGTCGGCCGGTCGTACTGCTTGCTGAAGCAGATGTGCGGGCGCGGCATGTTCTCGTCGGGCGTCTGATCGACAGCGATCGACGCGGCACCGGCGGGCAGCGCAGCGAGCAGGGCCGAGCTGGCGATCAGGATCGCCCGGACTTCGGACTCGGCGCTCATAGACCCTTGCGCTTGATGACGCGATCGACCGCGGGGCCGAGCGCGGCGACGATGGCGGCGACGGCCTCGGCGGTGCGGCGCGCGGCCTTCTGCAACATGCCGGCGCCGGCGTAGCCGCGCTTGCCGAACTCCAGCCACCGCCAGTAGTACGGGTCGCGCGGGTTGTCGGCGCCGCGCTGACTGGCGCGCACCAGGCGGCGGCGCTTGGTGCCGAAGATGCCGCGCTCGGTGCGAAACTTCGCGCCCTTGGCCGGGCGGACGTTGACGAAGACGCCAACGTTGCCGCGGCGGCTGGCCAGCTTGCTGGTGCGCACGCTGATGGCCTTGCGCACGGTGCCGGGCAGCCGGACAACGCGCCCGTCGGCGCGGCGCACGGCCAGCGTGAGCACCGGCGTGAGGCGGCGCGCGAAGCGCTGGAACACGCGGCCGCCGGCGGCCAGCGCGTTGCGCAGTGGCCCGCGGCGCAGCGCGGCCGGGATGCGCGCGAGCGTGGCGCGCAGGTCCGGCAGGCCCATCACCGTCACGCGCACGCCGTCAACGGCCATCGCGCACTCCTGCGGTAGCAAGCAGCTCCAGCCGGTCGCGGGCGGCAGCCACGTCCACCGGGTCGCCCTGGATCTCATACGGGCGGTTGCGCCAGAGGATGCGCCAGGCGCCCGTAACGTCGGCCCGGTAGCGGATGGTGAACTTCACGTCGTGCAGCGCAACGGCGGTACCGCCCAGCGCCACCGTCTCGCGCGAGCGCACGGGCTCCACGGCAGCCCACACGGTGGCCACGGTTTGCCACGCACCCGTGCGCTCGCCGAGCGCGTTGGTGCCGGGCGCGCGCGTCTGCAGCTGGATGCGCTGGTCGAAGATGCCGGCGGAGATCATCTTCAGCCGTTGCCGTAGAAGCGGTGGCGGTCGAGCAGGCTGTCCCAGTGCCGGCCGGGCAGCTCGGCGACGCTGACGCCCTGCGCAAAGCCCTCGGCGTTGCGCTTGCTGATGCCCACGTGCAGCTTGATCCAGTCGACGATGGACGCGGGCACCGCGGCCGCTCCGCCGAAGCCGCAGCGGAACTGCACGCGCAGGGCGTTGACGGTGGCGAGGGTGGCGGGCCAGCTCGTACCCAGCGCGGGATGCACCCAGCCGGGCTCGTTCTCGAAGTCGAGCGCGTAGGCGGCGGGGGCAAGCGTCTGCTCCACGCCCAGCGTGTCCAGGTACTTGACGCTGATCACCTGCTGCACCGGCGGGTACGCCAGCGCGATCGGGCCGCAGGGGAAGGCGTCGAGCACCAGCTCCCAGTCCTGCGTGACGAGGGCGCGCTGCAGGATGTGCTCGGCCGACTCGCGCGCGGCCTTGATCCAGGCGGGGATCATGGCGTCGAAGGCGGTGTTGTCGGCGTCGATGCGCAGGTGGTCCTTGGCGTCTGCCAGGGACAGCGGCTCGGCGGCGGGCGGGGCGATGAGGCGCAGGGGCATGGTCAGCGGCGGCGAAGGGTTTGCAGGGCGGCGGGGCGGGTGGCGGACTGCAGCGCCGGCGCGCGCGGGGCGGCGACCTGCCGCGCGCGATCGGCCGGCAGCACGCCGAGCGCGCCGCGGCCGCCGACGAAGGCCACCGGGAAGGCCGCGTCGATCTCCAGCGCCAGGCCGACACCGGTGCCGGTGCGCAGCACGATGGGCGTGGCGTTGTCGGTCTCGACCGCACGGGCGACGGCGCGGGCGCGGCGCACGGCGAAGGCCTGCGCGGCGTCGGCCTCGGCGGCGCGGCCCACGGCGAGCAGCTTGTCCTGCAGGCTGGCCACCGGCTGCGCCGTGTCCTGCTCCAGGGCCTGCGCGGCCGCGCGGCGCTTGCGGCGCTGCGCGGGCGTGGCGCTGTCGGCTTCGAGGGCGGCGCCCACCGCCAACGAGCGGCGGCGCACGACGGCGATGGGCTGCGCCGCGGCGGCCTCCAACGCCTGGGCCGCGGCGCGGGCCTTGCGGCGCGCCAGGGCCTGCGCGGCGTCCGCTTCGAGCGCCTGGCCGGCGGCGATGTTCTTGCTGCCGGCCGGGCTGACGGCGCCCGCCGTGTCGAGTTCAGACGTCTGGACAAGGACCCGGGCCTTGCGCCGCGCGAGGGGCTGGGCGAGCGCCGCCTCCAGCGCCTGAGCGGCGGCGCGGGCCTTGCGGCGCGCGACCGGCTGGGCGGCGTCGGCCTCGGCCGCCTGCGCGACGGCGATATAGCGGCGCAGGCGCACGGCGATGGGCTGGGCGGCATCGGCCTCCGCTGCCGCGGCCGCGCTGCGCTGCTTGCGGCGCCCCAGGGCCTGCGCGGCATCGGCCTCCAGGGCCTGGGCGGCGGCGATGTTGCGCGCGGTCGAGCGCGTGACCGGCTGCGCGAGATCCGTCTCCGTGGCGCGCGCGACGGCGGCGGCCTTGCGGCGCTGGATGGGCTGCGCGCTGTCGGCCTCGGTCGCGCGGCCGAGGGCGACGGTGCTGCCGCCCGCGGTGCCGCGGGTGTAGGCGCCGACCGTGCCGGCACCGGTGGGGCCGGCGCCGGCGACCGGGACGGCGCGCGGGCCGGTGCCGGTGACGTTCCAGCCGCCGCCGGCGTCGGCGGTGAAGTCCAGGCGCACGCCGTACAGCTTGTTGGCGTCGGCCTGCTTCGAGATCGTCTCGGTGGCGGCCGGGAAGCTGGCGTATGCCTCGGTGGCGAACGAGCCGTTGCCGCCGGCGGTGCGGTAGCCGAGCGCCAGATCGTCGTTGTTGGCGCCGGAGACGAGCAGGTAGTAGGTGCCGGCGGGCAGCGAGATGCTGACCGCACCGGAGTCGACCCAGCCCAGCGTGCCGCTACTGACCGTAGCAGTGGACTGACCGAGCAGGTTGCTCAGCGACGCATCGTCGTACAGCGCGAACTTGACGCCGACCGCGGCGCCGGTGGTGCGCATGTTGGCACCGAAGCGCGTGATCGTGCCCGACGTGCTCAGGACAACATGCGCGCCGTAGGGGAACGCCGAGAGCTGGAAGCCGGAGTTCGTCTCCGCGGCGCCGAAGTCCGCCGCGGTGAGATCGAGCGGGTAGCGCCAGACCATCTGCTACCCGCGCACGTAGTCCACGCGATTGCCCGCCAGGTCGACGCTGGCGTTGCGCTGCGTGGTGCCGACGCTCTTGATGAGCGAGGCCGCCACCCACGAGGTCGGTCGTGCGCTGCCCGGCAGGCCGGTCGTGGGGCTGTCGGCCTTCGTGAAGCTGACCGAGTCGGTCGAGAAGATGAAGTCGGCGCGCGTCCAGTTGGCGTTGACGAAGACGACGAGCCAGATGTAGTTGGTGTCCGGCGTGGGGCTGCCGACCACGCTGCGCGTCGCAACGGCGTTGCTCAGGCGGTCCTGGCTCCACTCGGCCGCGCTGCCGTTCCAGCGCAGATTCCAGGCCACGCCATCGGTGAACGTGCCGCCCGCGCTGTCGGCAAAGCCGCTGATGAGCTGCCACGTCTCCGTGCCGCTGTTGGCGGCTTCCGCAGCCAAGCGCGCAACGCTGAGCGCGCAGCCGAGCGTGGGTACGATATCGCCGGCTCCGGCGTTGCCGAGCGTGGCACGGCCGGTAGCGGTGGTGCCGGTGTCGATCTGCACGACGCCGCTGGGGCGCTCGGTGGTGTTGACGAGGTAGGTGCTCGACTGTGCCGACGCGCCGGTGCCGCTGACCGTGCTGGTGAACATGCCGAGGGTGCCGCCGATGAAGTCGGTGAACTCGGTCAGTCCCATCTTCGAGATATCGCAACTCGCGTTGATGGCCTGCCAGCGGCTGCTGATGGACGAGTAGCGCAGCGTGATGCGGTCGCCCGGCATCAGGAAGAACGGGAAGCCGTTGGGCAGGTCGAAGCGGTTGGCCGCCGCGCTGGCCGGGTTCTGGTGCTCTAGCCAGAGCAGGAAGTCCGTGCTGCTGTTGGCGAGCACGATCTCGTGCCCGTCGTAGGTGGCGGCAAGGCCGGTGAGCTTGAGCGAGGTGGTGATGCTCAGGCACAGGCCCTTGCAGGCAATCAGGTTGCCGAGGCTGCCGGCGTTGTAGTCGTTCTGGTTGGCGCTCGGGGCGGCGGCCAGGATGCCGCCATCGAGCATGGTGATGCCGACCCGCTTGGTCGCGCCCGCAGCCCAGTTCACCTTGGCGTTGCCGTTGCTGCTGCGGAACGGGACGGTGACCGTCACCTCGTTGGCCGCCGTGTACGTGCACAGGCCGCACTCGAAGACGCTGCCGCCGCCATCGGCCGAGGCGTTGCCGCTGGCGTCGACCGCCTCGACGTAGCCGAGGAAGGTGTCACCGACCTGGATGGCCGACCCGTCCGGGCGCTCGGCGTCGTTGATCGGCCGGTAGCCGGGCACGCCGGCGCCGCTCACCGCAAGCGCGCCGGCGCCGCTGGTCGTGCTGGTGTCGATGCAGCGGACGTCGGTGATGTGCGCCATGCTGTGCCCTCAGCCGGTCGGTCAGGTCGTGGCGCGCGCGAAGCCGGCGGCGGCGATGACGGCGGTGATGTCGCTGCCGTCGGGCGTGACGGGGAAGTCGTGGATCGTCAGCGGCACGATCGCCGCGTCGGTGCCGGCGGTGCTGTCGTTGTCGTAGCCGATGACGAGCTTGGACCAGGCCGAGCCGGCGGCCACGCCGGTCCACGTCTGGTCGGGGATGTCCACATCGACGCGGTTGTTTACGTCGTCGGGCGCGAAGGCCACGATATCGGCGTCCGTCAGGACCTTGCGCGAGTAGCCGGCGTTGGTGACCTCGGCGACGTTGGCCAGGGCTTCGATGGCGGCCAGTGTGTCGGCGTCGCGGATGGCGGCGTCTTCCGCTGCGGCGCCGCCGGTGACGTTGAAGATGGCGACGACGAGCGTCGAGTTGGCCGGGTCGTTGGTGTCGACGCGGTTGTACAGCTCGGCAAAGCGTCCGGCAGCGATGTTGCAGACGAGATCGGCCATGGCTCAAGCCTCCGCGGTGTGGCTCATGCTGGGCGCCAGGGCGCCGGGCACGGCCTTGAAACGAGCGTGCTGCGCTGCGTCGAGCACGCACTCGTAGTGGTTGATCTGCTCGCCCTCGTACTTGCCGGGGCGGCGCTTGATGGCGTAGCGCAGGGTCTCGGGCTTGACGTGCAGCCGCAGCTCGTCGCCGACGACTTCGGCGAAGCCGAACATCGCCAGCTGGTCGACGAGCGAGGTGCTGAAGTTCTGCGCCGGCGAGGTGCCTGTGTGGCGCACGCTGATGGCCGTGACCTTGCCCTCGGCGTCGTGGTGGCGTTTGAGCAGCATGACGTGATGCCCTTTCTCAGATGACGGTGATGGTGACCACGCGCGGTGCGCTGCCGGGCGCAAAGGCCTTGCATGCCTCGTTGGAGCGCGCCGACTCCGGGCCCGCCACACCGGCGATGGTCTCGAGCGCAGTGACCTCCCAGCACACCTCGGTGCCCGGCTGCAGGCCGGTGTTGATGGTGGTGCTGGTGCCGGTGATGGTGCCCACCGCGGTCTTGGCGGCGCCCTTGAGGCCTTGATAGACGCGGTAGCTCACGGTGCCGGTGATGGCCGAGCCGTCGAGGCGCTGCGTGGGCGCGGTGAAGCTGATGGTGGCCGTGTTGGCGGTCTGCGCGCGCGCGGCAGTGGCCGCCAGGCCGAGCAGCAGCAGCCAGGCGCAGGCAACGAACAGCGCGCGCAGGGCGCCGGCGAGGGTGAGGGCAAGGTGCTTCATGCGGGGGCTCCGGCGGTGGTGAAGGTGGGCGGCAGGCCCTGGCCGGGCTGCTGCACGGCGAGGAAGTCGAGCAGGGCGCGGGTCTGGTTGCGCGCGTCGGCCAGCTCGGCGTCGGACACGTCGCGGCCTTCGGCGACGGCCTTGGACACAGTGATCTGGTACTGCATGGCCTGGGTCAGCGCTTGCGTGGCCAGGTTCAGCAGCGCGACAGCGTTGGCGCTCATTTGGCGGCTCCTTTGGTGGCGAGGTAGGCGGACAGCGCGTTGAGCACCGCGACGGTGGCGCGCAACTTGACGAAGCCGGGGTCGGCGCAGGCCGGGCTGGGCTCGCCGGTGGCCGCATCCTTCGGGCACGTCTTGACGACGGCTTGCGCAAGGTCGATGCCCTGCTCGGCGGTGCGCACGGTGGCGACGACGTTGTCGCGGTCGGCGTCGCTCAGGCGCCCCTGCGCGCGCAGGTCGATCGCGGTGCGCAGGATGGCCTGCGACGTGGCGGTGGCGGCGAGCGCGGCCTGGTTGAAGCTCTGCGGTTGCTGGATGCCGAACTGCGCGCAGGCGGCGAGCAGCAGGGTAGCGGCGAAAAGGGCGAGGCGCTTCATGCCGAGGCCTCGGCAGGCGTGAAGTCGACGTAGAACTCGCGGCCGATCGGGAACTGCGCGAGCGCGTCTCGATTGATCGTGCCCAGTTCGATCGCGCCACATGGCGTGGCCTCGTAGAACGCCTTGTTTTCGGGGCTGTCGCCGGTCACCGGCTGCAGCTTGACGGTGCCGATGTGGCCTTTGTTCTTGTCCCAATGGGCCTGCGTGGTGATCGACTGAACCTTGAACTTTGCGCGAACGGTCATGAGTCTGTTCTCCTTACTTGATGCCGCCGTGTTCGAGCGAGTAGTGGTTGCCGTCGTTGAAGCGGCCGCCCCACGTCCCGCCCTGCGATTCCCACCACTCACCGAGCGGCCGGTGAGCGTCGGTGCCGGTGAGGAACCGGCCGTTCTTGAAGAGGTTGAGATCGATCCCCAGGCGCTGCTTGTGCGCGCTGCGCGACTCGCCGTAGCCTTGGCGCACGCCCATCGGGCCGAAGACGCGCGGGTCGCGAAAGGCGTCGCCGAGGGTGACCTCGAAGCCGAGTTCGGCGGCCTTGAGGATGAGCGCGGCCACCATCTGCGCGAAGCGGCTCTGCTTCTCGCGAAGGGTCTCAGTCTTCACGCGGCGGCTCCAGCGGGTCGGCGGCGTTGGCGGCGGGTGCAGGCGTCTGGACACCGCGGTTCTGCGGCCAGGCGCGGCCGATCAGCGTGGTGACGATGACAACGATGATGCCCATCCAGGCCTCGAGCCAGGGCGCGAGGCCGTACACGGCGGTCTTGATCTGCTGCTGCTGTTCGGGCGTGAGCGCGAACCAGATGGCGGCGAGCGCCCCCCAGGCAGCGAGCACCCAGGTGCTGATGTTGGTGGGCAGCTGCTGCAGGTTGTTCTTGAGGCGAGGGTCCATGGGCTTTACTCCGGTTGGTGAGAAGACGCGTCGTCGCGGCGCTTGCAGACGCATAGCGGGTAAACGACGCCGTGCATGCGCGAGGCGTAGTCGTCGGCATCGGCGCGGTCGAACTTGAGGGCGGGGCGCGCGTCTGGGCTGGTGAAGACGGCCCAGGCGACCACGCCGGGGGGCGGCGCGAAGTGCTGGGCGCCGGTGAGCAGGGCCGCACGGCTCATCGCGGGCTGCCGAACAGGCGGCGCTCGATCTCGCGGATGCGCGCCTCGTGGTCGTCGACGTTCTTCTGGCTGGCAAAGGCCCCGCGCATGCTCGACACCTCGCCACGCATTTCGGCAACCTGGTTGGTCAGCGCGCGCAGCTCGCTGGCGAGGACAGCCTTGTCCGCCTTGTCGTTGAAGAAGTAGGCGGCCGAGTAGGTGATGGCGCCGACGACAAGGCTGATGAGCACGGTCTGCAAGTGCCGCTCCATGGCGCCGGTGTGCCGGCGGTCTTTGTTGTCTTCCACGATCAGAGGCCCAGCAACTTTTTGAGGTGCGCGATGTGCGCCAGCGTGGCCGCCTGACGGTCTGGCGGCACATGTCCAAGGTTGCGTTCCAAGGTGGCCAGCTCCCGCTCGTAGTAATCGCGATCTGCAGGGGTCAGTTGCTTGTCCATCACAGCCCCGTGAAGTACGTTGCCATCGGGTTCTTCGGCTTTTCGCTGTTCGTCCACAGCCCCCACTGCTGCGTCAGTCCATCGGTGTTGAACCAGCGGCCGGCCAGCACGTACTGCACCATGTGCAGTTGGCTGTTGGCGACGAAGACGCGATCTCGGTAGTCCTGATACCACGCCAAGGCGCTGGCCGAATCCATCCACGTCTTGAAGCGCGTGCCGATGGCCGCGGCCCCTGTGCCGCTCAGTGTGACGTGGTGCCCGCACTCGTAGATGTTGACGATGGCCGCGGGCGCCCGCGTGGCAAGGTTGGCGGCGCGCCCTGCGACGGCCGCGGCCGAGGCGGTCGTGCCGCGGTACATCGCGTCATACCACTGCGTATCGGTCCATGTCGATGCGCCATCTGCGATGAAGCTCGCCAGCGTGTAGTCCACAAGCGATGCGTTCTGCGGGTAGCAGTACGGCGCCACCAGGCACTCGCCCGGGCCTGCTGCGGTGCCGGCGTTGATCCAGTTGGCGAAGGTCTGACCTGCGGAGAACACGCCGGTATCGACGTGATCCAGCATCTGATCCATGAAGCCGTTGCTCACGGCCTGAATGCCGAAGCAGCGCGTGATCTGCGCTTGGGGGTAGCCGGCATCGGCGCATGCTTTGGTCGCCAGCAGTTGAAGGTGCGACGACGCGCGCGCTGCGCCTGCAAAGCTGCGCGCAAAACCGAACTGCTCTGCCGGAGCGCCACGCAGCCAGTTGGTCGAGCCTGCGAAGACGTTGTTCCACTTCTCGTTGGAGTGCTCGGGCTTGATCTTCAGCCACGGGGCCGCCGCGTACATCTGCTGGAAGATCGCAAGGTACACACCCGCGTAGTCGCGGTCGCAGCGATCGATCTCGAACCCGTAGGCTTCCGTTGCGTCGGCCGTCACGTCCAGAATGGCGCCGCTGGGCGTCGCGGAAAGCTGGAAGTCGTTGGTCGTCGGGTTGCGCACGTACCACGCCGAGTCTTGCGGCAAGTTGCCGTGCGTGGCGTTGTCGTAGCCGAAGCGCGCGATCTTCGTGCCCTCGGCCATGCCGTGAGGAACAAGCGTGCCCGGGGCGTTGTAGAGCGAGAAGCGATCCGTCGCAGCAACCGCCCTGTACAGCAGCCCGCCATAGCAGGCCGGCGTGGTGTAGTGCAGGATCGCGTTGCCGCCCGCTTCGTTCGGGTAACGGTCCTTCAGCTCGACAAAGAGCTTGGCGATGACGCTGGGCGGCGTGTTGCGCTCGCCCCAATAGCGGTTTGCCTCGGTCGGCACCTGGGCTGCAGCAAGGATGCGCGAGGCGTAGGGGTCGCCGATGAACTGGTTGGCCTGCGTCCAATCGAGCACGCGAATGACGCGCAGGTTGCGCAGTTCTTCCAAGAAGCGCGCGCGGTACAGCTTGCCGGCGTTGTAGTCGGCCTCGTCCTCGACGTGATAGACAGCCAGGCCCGAGGACAGCGATTGCGCGCCGCCCGTGTTGTTGGTCAGCAGCAAGGACAAGTCGCCGCCATCGGCCGTGCCGTAGCCGCTGCCCGCGGTGAAGGTGATGGTGGCAAGGCCGGGCGCGCTGGTGCCGCCGCTCCATCTGGCGCCACCACTGAAGCTCGGCGTCCAGCCGGCCGGGCACACGCACTTGTACTGCCCTGCGGTCATGTGGCCGTACTGCGACGGCTGGTCGGCCACGATGGGCAGCCGCACCACGCCGCCCGCGGGCACATCCGTCAACCAGTTGGCCGCGCTCTGGTATGGCGACGTGTTGTTGTCGAACTGGTTGAGCCAGCGATCCTCCGCTGACCGTATGCGGTTGATCCACGGCCAGTTGCCGCTGTAGCGGTTGGCGTCGTTGATGTTGGCCGAAGCGCGGCCGAAGGCGAGTGCTTCGACGAAGCCGCCGGTGCTCGCCGGGTATGGCTGGCGACTTCCGCCCAGCATCATCCATCCGCGCTGCAGGCGCCTGGTGAGACAGCAGAGCCGCCGCATCAAAGCTCCCTGAAGCACTCCATAGGGCCGACAAGCGCTTGACGGCTCGTCGTGCCGGCCGTCTTTGCGAGGTGCGCCGCAACGTGGCACGCCACATCGCCGGGCACATTGGTGGTGTGCGTGGCCACCAACGCGCCGTTGATGTAGAAGCGGACTTCAGTCGCGCTGACGTAGTGCACCGTAAGCTGCACGACGGCGTTGGCTGCCACCGCGACACCGGAGTCTGTCGTCGTGCTGACGCTTGCGTTGCGTGTGACGCAGCGCCAGTTGGCTGACTGCGATCTGTCGTACTCGATCCACGCGCCGACCGCACCGATGCCGAGGAAGGTGTGCTCGAACGTCGGGCCAAAGACGAACCGATAGTCCTCGCCTGCGGTAGCCAGAATCGGCAGAAGCACCAAGTCGCTGAAGGCAGACTTTGGCTTGAAGGGGAAACACGGCGCCTCGGGGTAGTCCTCGAGGAACCGGATCGACGCTTTGCCGGTGGCCGTCGTTCCGGTGTTCAGGCCATCGCAGAAGCCGAGCGCGCCGAAACCGTTGCTGCGCACCACGGAACCGGCGCCATCATTGGCCCGCGAGGTGATCGCCGACATGACCAGAAACCGCGGATGCGTGCGTTGGCTGAGCCATGCGTCGGCGTTCGCGTGATTCTTCCCGAGCACCGTTGCAGGGAACGGCTGTGCGGGCGCGCTCGGCAGACTGCCGCCGCCAGCGGCCTGCGAGCGCCGCTCGATGCGCACGCTGGTGCCGCCGAGCCAGCGCCATGCGATCTCGCCGCCCTGCCCGGCCGTGGTGGGGCTGGCAGTGACGCCGGGGGCGTAGCTGTACGCCGGGCCGGCGGCCAGCGTGACGACGCCGGCGCCTTCCTGCGTTATGACGCCGGAGGCGTCGGCAGGAAAGCCGGTGAAGTCGAACGAGGCGGTGATGGCCGCTGCGTTGTTGGCGCGGATGGGCGGGCCAACACGCGCGGCATTCAGGGTGAAGGCCGTGCCCGCCTCGCTGATGGCCGGCGCGCTGAGCAGCACGAAGGGAATGCCGGTGGTGTCGATGGTGCCGCCGATGTCGGCGGTGCAGAGGTAAACGCGGTCCTTGCCAAGCGTGCCTTCCTGCACGACGACCAGGACGCCAGCGTGCGCATCGTAGGCGGTGAAGCCGGCCAGGCGCGTGGCCGCAGCGGCGGCGCCGTTGAAGACGTAGATGCCATTCTGGCTGCCCGTGGTCTGCAGCGGCGCCAGGAAGGTCTGGCCGTTGACCATGGTCACGCCGTCGAGCGCGGCGCCCGGCGCGGCCAGGTTGATGTTGCCCGGCGCGACGGCGCGCACGCTGACGTTGCCGGCAGCGCCGCCGCTGTGGGTGTGATTGGCAGCCAGCGCGGCGGCGTTGGCCAGCGTAAGCAAGCTGCGGCCGAAAGCGGTGGTGGCCAGCGCGGACAGCGCGTCCAGCGTGGTGCTGCCGGGCTGGCGGGTGTTGGCGTTGCTGTTGGCCGAAGCTGCTGCGGCGGCGTTGGCGGTGGCCCTGCCGTCAAGATCGGTGAAGTTCCCGTCCAGCTCCGCGTGGGTGAGCGCGGAGCCTTTGGTGCTGCGCAGGGTGATGGTCATGGCGGATTACCGGCGGGCGGCTGTGACGCGGCTCAGGCGCGCTGCTTGGTGCTGCGCGTGGCGGCGGACGCGGCGTCGCGGTTCTCGGGGGCGCCAGCCTTGGCCTTGGCCTTGGCCTCGGCGGCGGCGCGTTCGGCCGCTGCGGCCTCTTCCGCGGCCTTGGCGGCGGCTTCGGCTTCGGCTGCGGCCTTGGCCTCGGCGGCGGCGCGTTCGGCCGCTGCGGCCTCTTCCGCGGCCTTGGCGGCGGCTCCGGCTTCGGCTGCGGCCTTGGCCTCGGCGGCGGCGCGTTCGGCCGCTGCGGCCTCTTCCGCGGCCTTGGCGGCGGCGCCGTCGTCGGCCGGCACGTTCACGACGACGGCGGCCAGGCCGTTGGCGACCGCGTACTCGGCGCACTCGGCCGTGGTGTCGGCCTCAATGCCGGCCTCGAAGGTCTGCACGCGGTAGCCGTGGTGCGCGTAGGCGAAGTTTTCGCCAGGCAGGATGCGCACGGGCGGGGGCGGCTCGTCGCTGGCGGGCGATGCCACGGTGGCATCGCCCGCCCCGGCGACCGTGCCGGCTTCGGCCACCAGCGTGGTATCCGGTGCAGGCGTCTGGACAAGCTCGGCCCAGCCGGACTCGACGGCCGTCTGGGCGCATTGTTCGGTGGTCTCGACCGGCTCGTCGCCGGGCGCAAAGGCCTCCACGCGCACGCCGCCGTGGGCGTAGTTGAAGGCCTGGAGGATCTTGATCAGCGGCATGTGGGGGCTCCGGTGGCGAGGCAAAAAGAACGGGCGCCGGCCATGGCAGCCGGCGCCCGTGGAGTGGGTGGCGCCTATTCGTCGTTTCAGCGCACCGAGGAGGACTCAGGCGACAGCGAAGCGGACGAGCTTGATGGCCTCGCTGTTGACCACCATGCCGCCGACGCGCTTGGTGGTGTAGAAGCCGACGTAGGGCTTGTTGGTGAACGGATCGCGCAGCATGCGGGTGCCGAGGCGGTCGACCACGTAGTAGCCGCGGCGGAAGTTGCCGAAGGCGATGCTCAGGCTGTTGGCGGCCTTCACGGGCATGTCTTCCATCTCGACGATGGGATAGCCGAGCAGGTTGAAGCCGAAGCCGTTGGCCAGCACCGCGGGCTGCCACAGGTACATGCCGTTCGCGTCCTTGATCTGCATGATCTCGAACATCATGGCCTTGCCCATCGTCCAGACGGAGCCGGCGCGGTAGGCGCGCTTGAGCTTGGCCATCAGCGCGAACAGGACGTCGGCCTTGTTGGCGGCCGCGAAGTCGCCGGCGACGCCGGTTGGCACGTGCTCCAGCGTGCCGAACGCGCGGCCGGCGTCGCCGGTGGCAGCCGTGGTGTAGGCGAGGAAGCCCTTGGGCTGGTTGGTGCCGGTGCCGGTGACGAAGGCAGCGCCCTCGGCGACGGCGAACTGCTCCTCCAGCTGCGAGACGATCTCGGCCTCGACGTTGATGATGCTGTCGTCCAGCATCTGCTGTGTGATCTGCGGGTTCGCGTACAGCTCGCCCATCAGCGCCGGCACTTCTGCGAAGGTGCTGGTGTTGGTGGCCGGCCGCGCCGCGACTTCACCGACCCAGCCCGAGGCGATGCCGTTGGTGTTGACCAGCTTCTTGTAGTCGCTGGTACCGACGGCGCGCACGGTGGCGATCTGGCGCATCGGAGAGACGTCGCGCGCGAGCTGCTCGAGCTGGCGGTCGATCTCTTCGGGCAGCGTCACGCCGCCGTCGCCGGCGACGCCGATCGACCAGGCCTTCTTCTGCAGCTCGCTGATGTCGCCGCCCTTGCGCACCCAGGTGTTGATGAACGCGCTGCGGTACTCGGCCTTGGCGGGATCGACGTCGGTACCGCCACCGAGGCCTGCGCGGTTGGCCTTGGCTTCGAGGCGCTCGACGGTCTTCTTCATGTCGAGCAGGTCGCCGAGCTGCGTGGTGATGGCGGCGAGCTTGGCCTGGAAGTCGGTGTCGCTCTTGGCGGACTCGATGGCCTTCAGGCGTTCGTCGTTGGTCTTCTTGAAGTCTTCGAGGCCCTGCCTGATGCTTTCGACGAGGGTCTTCAGCTCGGGCAGCGCGACCGGCACGTTGGCGAGCATCAGGCCGCCGAGTGTGCCCTGCAGCAGGCTGGAGGGATCGACGACGACAGCGCATGCGAGCGCCACTGCCATCAGGCCGAAGAAGAACACCGCCGGGTGGCGGATGAAGGACCGGATCATGGTGGTGGTTCCTTTGTGGTGGGGTTGGTCAGGCGAGGGTGGAGTGAAGCTGCTCCAGGGAGTGCTTCAGTTCGCCCAGCTCGTCAGCCTCACGCTGACCAGACAGGGACTTGATGCGCGACACGAAGTCGCGCGCCTGGGTGCGGCTGAGGCCACCTGCATCACGCAGGTAGCGCTCGGCGTCCGCCAGGGTTTCGAGTGCGTCGATCGCGGACTTGACGCCCGAGATCTGCGCGGAAGGGTTGGCCGGGAAGGTGACGATGGACACCTCCCAGAGATCGAGCTTCGTGAGCTTGCGGATGCCGGTAACCTTGTCGTAGGCGTCCTCGCGGGTGACGAAACCGATGGACAGGCCGTTGACGGCCTTGGCGGCCATCAGGGCGCGCGCCTCCTTGGCGCGCTGCACGTCGTCGACGAGCAGCTGGCCCTTGACGCGCAGGCCGACCGTGTCCTCCTCCATTTCGAGGTAGGGACCGACCGGCTCGCCGGAGCGGTGCTGCCACAGCACGGGCGGCAGCTTGCCGCTGTCCTTCCAGGCCTGCAGCGACTCGGCGAAGGCGCCGGGCATGACGATCTCGCGGTAGCTGTCGACGTTGCCGAACACGCTGCCGTACCCGGTGAAGACGCCCTTCTCGTCAACGGCTTTTACCTCGAACGGGCGCTCGATGTACTTCAGTTCGATGGTCATGGCGTGGCGGTGCCTTCTTCGTCGGGCGCCGGCTCGCTGCCGGCGGTGGTGTTGGCGGGGGTCAGCGGCTGGTCAAGGCCGTCGAGCGGGTTGCGCTCGAGCAGCTCGCGCGCCTCGTTGCGAGTTAGCGTGCCGTTCAAGACCAGCTTGTTCAGGAACTCGGCGGTGTCCTTCAGCGCGCCGCGCAACATGCCGGCGGTGACGTGCTTGAAGTAGTAGCCCTGCTCCAGCTCGTCGTCGGTGAGCAGCTGCACGTTGGCGCTCTGCTCGACGCGCTCGTACCACGGGGCCATCGTGTAGACCAGGTGCGCGATGAACATCTGCTCGGCGCTGGCGTAGGTGGCGGTCTTGTCGCTGTGGCCGACCATGATGGGCAGCACGCGCCAGGTGCGACAGATCTCTTCGACCTGGTTGCGGCGGGTTTCGATGCTTTGCGAGTCGGCGGCGGTGTTGGCCAGTGCGGTGTAGCTGGCGCCGCGATCGAGCAGCATGAGGCGGCCGGCATTGCTGGCGCCGGCGTTGTTCTTTTCGAGCCAGCCGCGCAGGTCTTTGTACTGCTTTTCGTCGAGCACGTTGGGCACCGTGACGAGGCCGCCGGGCTGGAAGCCGGCCTCGTGCAGGCGAGCCTGACTTTCCTCTGCAGCCATTGCCAGGCCGAGCGCTTCGCGCGCCAGGCGCACGGGTGCCAGGCCCATGTACGTGTTCCAGCTGCGCACGCGCCAGTGCCAGATGGACTCGGCGGGGAAGACGCGCATCTGGCCGTCGAGGCCCCGCACCTCGTAGCGCAGCGTCCAGTCCTCGTCCTGCTTGACCGTCACTCGGCCGGGTTCCAGCGGCAGTAGTTCGGCGATGCGGCGACGGCGGCCCTCGCCGATGCGATTGATGAACGCGAACGCCTGGCCCGTGAACGCCGCGTGCAAGCCCATCGTCTCGCGCAGTTCGTAGCTGCTCATCCAATCGTTGGGCTTGCGATGCAGCTTGACGTAAAGCGGGTGGTCTTCGGCGGGCAGCACTTCGCGCTTGCCGCGCTCTTTGCGGTACAGCTTGAGCGGCACCTGCGCGAGGCCTTCGGCGATGAGTGCGCCGCAAGCGAAGGCGGTGGACACCTGCAGCGCCGTCTCGACCGAAACAAGGGCGCCGCTTTTGCTGGGGCCTTGCGCAAAGATGGCCCGCAGCATCTCGGCGAATCGCTCGCTGCCGAACGTCGCGGTGTTCTTGCGCCCGAAAGGCCACCATCTACGCACTGGCGGTCTCCCAGAAGCTGCGGCCTTCGGTGGCGCCGAGCATGCTGCGGCTCATCGCCAGGATGGCGGCCACGGCCGCGTCGATCTTCAGGTGCGGCGCGGCCTTGCGCGGGAAGATGTTGGCGTTGTGGTCTTCGTGCACTTCGACGTTGCTGAACATCCAAACGGTCGCGGGGTTGCCGTCGTGATGGAAGCGGCCGGCGTCGATGAGCGCGGCGATGGCCTTCATGGGCTCGCTGAGGTTGCGCGTGGTCATGGGCACGTCGACGACGGTGAAGCCGTCCTGCTGCAGGGCGGGCGCGATCTCGCGCGAGCCCCAGGCGTCCATGGCGACTTCGGCGACGATGTGCAGCTCGGCGTCGGCCTGTACGTCGGCCTGGATCAGCGGCAGGTCAATCATGTTTCCAGACGTCTGGACGATGTGGCCCTGCTCGACCCAGCCGCGGTAGTGCTCGTTCTCGGGCTTTTGCACGGCCGCCTGCGGCAGCCAGTTGCGGGTGAAGAGGTAGTAGTGCCACACGCCGTCGATGCGGCGGCGGAAGAGCTTGGCCTTGCTGGCGATGTCGTTCTTGCTGGCGAGGTCGGTGCCGTCATGGCAGGTCTCGCCGCGGAAGTCTTCCTCGCGCAGCTCGGGGTCGGCGAGCTGCTGGAAGGCATGCAGGTTGATCCAGGGCGAGGCGGCGTTGACCCAACAGTCGAGGTGCTTGGTCTTGAAGACGGCCTGCTTGCGCGGGTCGTGCACGGCGTCGACCTGGGCCTTGAGCAGGAAGTCGCCGGCGACGCTGACGTCGTAGTTGGGGTTGGCCTTGCGAAGGACGGCGGGGTCTGTCCAGTCGTCCTCGGGGTCGATGCCGTAGATGATGCCGAAGCGGGCGTCGTCTTCGCGCACGCCTTCGAGGACCTTCTGCAGCGCGGCCTGGTGCTGGTAGCAGGGGCCGCCGATGTTGGAGCCGGCGGTGGTGATCATGAGCGCCAGCGGCTGCGAGCGGGCGCCCATGCCGGTGGTCATGGTGTCGTACTGGCTGCTGGTCTTGTGCTCGTGGTACTCGTCGGTGATGGAGCACGAGGGCGAGGCGCCGTCGCCAGGGTTGCCGATGAGGGGCTCGAACTTGCTGTTGGTTTCGCTGACGGACACGCGCAGGGTGCCGGGGTGCACGCCGTAGAAGGCGCAGTAGTCGGGTGAGACGGCGGCCATGCGTTGCGCGGGGCCGAACACTTCGTTCGCCTGCTTGAGCGAGGTGGCGCCGCTGTAGACCTCGGCGCCGTGCTCGCCATCGGCGGCGAGCATGTACAGGCCGATGACGGCGGCAATGGTGCTCTTGGCGTTCTTGCGCGGGACGATCAGGTCGGCACGGCGAAATCGGCGCTTGCCGGTGACACGATGCACCCAGCCGAAGATGCTGGCGAGGAAGAAGACCTGCCAGGCGCCGAGGCGGATGAGTTCGCCGCGGGCGGCCCAGTCGCCCTTGACGTGGGGCATGTGCTCGGCGAAGGCGCAGATGCGATCGGCGGGGCGGTAGCGCTTGCCGGCGGCGTCCTGCAGCTCGGGGTTGAAGACGTACTCCCAGCCCTGCTCGGCGCGCGCCAGGTCGTCGAGGTGGCGCTTGCAGGCGAGCTTGACCCAGCGGCCCGCAGGGATCTCGCCGGCGAGGACTTGCCTCGCGTAGCCGGTTGCGATGGCGGCGTAGTCTTTCACGCGAGCTAGATGGCGGCGAAGCCCTTGGGCTTGTCTTCGTCACCGAAGCCGGGGAGCTGCGGCTGGGTGGTGGTGGGCACGGCACGCACGCGCGCGGCGGGCGTGAGGCCGAACTCGCTGCACATGGCCTTGTACTGCTCGATGGCCTTGTTGCTGACGGCCAGCCACGGCGACTGGATGGGGAAGCCGTTGGGCGACTTGACGAACAGGCCGGCGGACGCGGGGGCGGCTTCCTTGGCTTTGTCGATCATCTCTTCGGCATCGACGTAGCGGCCCCACAGGGTGCAGAGCATGGCGAGCGCGCCGCGATCGACCTCGGCCACCATGCAGTGCTGCAGCAGCAGCTTGGTGACGCGCAGCCACTCTTTCTTTGCCTCGCCTTTGAGGTGGCGCGGGCACGGCGGGATGCGCGCCTCGGGGCGGAACTCGTCCATGCGGATGGGGCGGCGGCCCGGGTTGCCCTTGATGAGCTTGAGGTGCGTGGGGGTGGGTTTGCGGCCGCGCATCACGCTACCCCGAGAAAGACTCGCCAGTGGCTTCGAGCACGGCTTTCTTGCCGGTGAAGTCTTGCCAGCGCATCACCGCCACGTCCACGTAGGCGGGCGACAGCTCGATCGCGTGGCAGGCCCGGCCGGTCATCTCGGCCGCGATGAGGGTGGTGCCGCTGCCGCTGAAGGGCTCGTAGATGGCCTGGCCGGGGCTGCTGTTGTTTTCGATCGGGCGCTTCATGCACTCGACCGGTTTCTGCGTCCCGTGCCCGGTGTCGCTCTTCAGGTGCTCGATGAACCAGGTGGTGGACTGCTTCCTGCCCCCCCCCCCAGGACGCCGTAGCCTTGTCCTTGACCGCGTAGGCCACCACTTCGTGCTCGGGCACGAAGCGCCACTGATCCTCGGCGCCGTCACGCACGCCGTAGTAGGCGGGTTCGTGCTGCCAATGGTAGTGGCCGCGCGACAGGGCCGGGCGTGTCTTGACCCAGATGATCTGCGCGCGCAGGTTGAAGCCCGAGGCCTTGAGGCTTTCCTGCACCGCAGCCGCGTGCAGGCCGCCGTGCCACACGTAGGCGACGGCCCCGGGGAACAGCGCCCAGGCTTCGCGCCAGTCGGCGCGGTCGTCGTTCAGCACCTGGCCCAGCGCTGCACCGTGCGAACCGACACCGGCCGCGAGGCGCCACGATGGATCGTAGGACACACCGTAAGGAGGATCCGTGACCATCAGGTGCGGGCGAGCATTACCGAGCGCTGCCGCAACGGAGCTTCGGTCGGTGCAGTCGCCGCAAGCCAGACGGTGCGCACCCAGCAGCCACACGTCGCCGAGCTTCGAGCGCGGCGTGACCGGCGCGGGCGGCGCGGCGTCAGGATCCGTCAGGCCTTGGTGGCCGCCGACCAGGCCGCCGATCTCGGCGGCGCTGAAGCCGGTCAGGCCCAGGTCGAAGCCGGCGCCAGCAAGCGAGCGCAGCTCGTCGGCCAGCATGGCGTCGTCCCACCCGGAGTTCAGCGCGAGCTTGTTGTCGGCGATGACGTAGGCGCGGCGCTCTTCGTCGCTGAGGCCGCCCAGGCGAATGAACGGCACCTCGTCCAGGCCCATCTGGCTCGCGGCCATGATGCGGCCGTGGCCGGCGATCAGGCCGTTGGCTTCGTCGATCAGCACAGGGTTTGTGAAGCCCCACCGCTTGATGGCGGCCACAAGCTGTGCCACTTGCTCGGGCGAGTGCGTGCGCGAGTTGCGCGCGTAGGGCACCAGGTCGGCCACCTTGACGCGGCCGTGCTGGTACTCGACCCGACTGCGATCGATAACCGCCGCGTCGCTCACAACCCCCCCCTCCCCCAATTTCGCGCCGAGCTAAATTGAGTTGAGAGATCGGTTTCCGCTGAGGCAGGTGCAGAGATTTGCACCCCCCTCCCCCTTAGGCGCTCGGCCTGGGACTTGGCGTCGCTGCAGGCTTGGCAGAGCGGCTGCGTGTTCGCGTCGACGTCGGCGCCGCCCTCGGCCAGCGGCTTGATGTGATCGCGGATCACTGCCAGCACCGTGAGCCCCCGAGCTGCGCAATGCCGACACAGCGGCTCGCGCAAGAACAGCGCCGCGCGCTCGCGCTGCAGCTTGCGACCGCGCGTGCGCTGGAGGGATGCCTCGGAGTACCGCGACCACGGCGCGCGCTTGTGCTGCGGGCAGCGCGAGGTGCCATCGAACACCAGCGTGCGGCAGTCGAGGCAAGGCTTGGGTGCGGCATCGGGCATGGGCCAAAGCAAAGCCCCGGTCAGGTGTGAGCTGCCGGGGCTTTGCGGTTCGGTCATCAGGCGGACTGACTTCCGAGAGTGCCTGAATCTACACCAGTTTAGGAAACCCGCAAAAACTCATGCCTCGCCTTCGAGGTAGGCCTTGATGGTGCGCTGGGCCCGCTGCACGCGGTCGATCATTGTGCGGACGCTGCACTGCGCGGCCTCGGCCTTCTGCGGCTGCGTGCCCCGCAGCAGGTAGTACGCCACCACAGCCGCGAACAGCCGCTCGGGCAGCCGGGCCACAAAGCCGTGCACCAGGCGCGCTTCGCTCTCGTCGTCCGTCGCGCAGGTGCGCGGGGTCGGCGTCTGCCCAGGCGCCGGCGGTTGCCAGTTCGGATGCAGCGCGCTCATCGTGGGAAAGCCCGAGCCCTTGCCCACCGTGACCCGTGCAGCCCAGCGCTGCAGCATGCCGTCGATGTCACGCACCTGAACCTCCACCGGGCAACGCCGTGATCACCAGCGCCTGCGGCGGCGTGACCTGCCATCCGCACACATCGAGCAGCGAAGGGTCGGTCGGTGGCGTGCCGATGGCGATCGGCCCTTCGCGCGCAAAGAACCAGTCGGGCTCGCCTTTCACCACCCCACGCCGCCAGCATTCATCGACGAACGCATCGCCGTGCTTGCGGCGCAGCTCGGCCATGCGCCGCGCCACCCCTGGCATCAGTCCCGGCAGCCAGGCCCACCGATTCACCTTCTTGTCCATCTGTCCATCACCTCGTCATTGAGTCGTGACAACAAACACGGGTCGCGCGCGGGCGCGCACGCACGCCCACCCCCGCCCGGCCGCGCCTTTGTCCGGACGCCTGGACATGCTCGGAAAGTGCTCCGCCTGCACCAACCGCCGAGCCCTCTTCGAGCCGCCAGCCGTCAATGCAAACCGCGTGGACACGCGGGACATGCCAGGCATCCCGGTGCGCCGGGTCGCGGGCGGCTACATGGCCACACCTAGCGGCAAGCGCCACGTCTGACCGGAGGGGTCACACCCACAAGGGTCAGAACGGTGCGTCATTGCCGTCCTCACTGGTTGCCGGATTCGCCGGCGGTGCAGACGCACCCGATGCCGGCTCGCTATCCCCGCTGCCGCGAGGCACTCCCTTCGTCTCGCCAGGCGGCCTGCGGAACACCCGAGGCCTGTCGCCCCGAGACGACCGCCCACGCACCCACCCGGCCTTGTCGAGCGCCGCCGTGGCCTGGCGCACGATCAGCGGCGTCTGTTTGTCCACGCTGATGCCCAGGCGCGTCAACAGGTCGGCCACCGAGATCTGCGTGATGAAGGCGCCGTTCTCGCCGTTGAAGCCCACCTTCTGGTCCTCGTCGTAGAGGTAGCGCATCACCGCCGACGCGATCGCGTTGTCCACCATGCGCGACTCCTGCTGCGGCGTGAACAGCGCGGCCTCCTCCTTCGCGGTCGGGTGGAAGCGCTGCCCCTCGTCGAGGTAGTGCATCGCCTCGGCGAACAACTGCGCGCGCACCTCCTGCACCCAGGCCAGGTCGATGCGCCGCGTCACCTGCACCGGCCACATTCGCCGGTTGCCCGTGCCGTCGCTGAGGTAGTGGCCCTCGTTCGTCGTGCCGATGAACACCACCTGCCGCGGGTAGTCCTTCGCGCGGCGATCGAACGACGCGCGGAACCGATCCTTCATCGAGCTGACGAACTGCTTGACCTTCGTCACCTCCGAGCGCGTGAGCGCGTCCAGCTCGCCCCACTCGTACACCAGGATGCCCTGCAGGTTCTGGTAGCTGTCCTTGTCGCCGAGCACCAGGCCCGTGTCCGCGAACCAGTCCCAGGCGAGCATGCGGGCCAGCGTGCTCTTGCCCCAACCCTGCGGCCCTTCCAGGATCACCATGTAGTCGAACTTGCAGCCCGGCCGCATCACGCGCGCGCAGATCGCCATCACCAGCCACGTGCCCACGCGCGCCAGATACTTGTGCAGCAGGTCCTCGTCGTCCCACTCGTCCTCTTCAAGGCAAGCGCGCCGCAGCCACGTGGCCAAGCGCTGCTGACCGTCCCAAGTGCCGCGCAGGCCTTCGAGCAGCTCGCGCACCGGGTGGAAGCGGTGGCGCTTGGCGACCATCGCCACCGCCTCCTCCAGCGTGCCGCGCGCCAGGCTGGGCAGCCAGTGCGCGCGCGTCAGCCAGTTGCCCATCTCCAGCTCGTCGACCTCGTCCCACACGCCCTCGGCCGTGCCCCAAGGCGTGGCCCGGCGCTTCACGACGTCGTTGGTGAACTCGTTGAAGCCGATCAACCCGGCGGCCTCCGGCACGCCCTCCAGCCACGTGCCGCTCGGCAGCGCCATGCCGTCGAGCGCGAGCACTGCGTTCTCCCGCACCGGCTGAATCGCGCCCTTCGCCGAGCAAATCAGCTTGTCGCGCCACGACAGCACGTCGCCGCCATCGCCGCCCTCGGGCCCACTGCCCGCGCCAGCGATGGATCGCACGGCAGCCCCTGCGGCCGCCGCCTTCGCGCGCGCCGCATCGTCCGGGGGAACGAACACCATGCTCGCGCGGATGTAGTCGCGCACGCGCTGCGCGTCCCAGCCCTCGGCGATCGCGTCGGCCAGGTCCCACCCGTCCGGCCGCTCGCCCGGCGGCTTCATGTGCACGATGTGCACCGTGCACCCGTGCTCGGCCACCAGGATCGAGCCCACGTCGCGCATCGCGCGCCAGCCGGGCTGCTTGTCCAGCGGCAACAGCGCCTTCGAGGCCGGGTCCACCCCCGCCTCCTTCTCCTCGCGCGTCAACCGCTCGCGCTTGGCGTCCGCATCCGGCCAGAGGTACACCGTGCGCCCCATCAGCCAGCCCCAGGCTGCATACGCCACCGCGCGCGCGCCGCCGGGCCAGCAGACGAAGTCGAACTCGTGCCCGAGCAACTCGTGCCCGGCCTGCGCGCACTTCTCGCCCTCCACCACCACCACCGGCAGCGACAAGTCCGCACTCAGCAGCGTCGCCGGCACATACAGCGGGCGCGGCGCATTCCACGTCTTCCACTGCCACTTGCAGCCGCCGCGCTCGTCGTGCGTGTCGGCGCACCAGGTGAAGGGCAACGTGTCCTTCACCAGCTCGCCCTTCGAGCTGGTGCGCTCGAAGCGCGCCACGTACCCGTAGCGCTGCCCCTCGAACACATACTCCCAGTGCCGCACCGCCTCCAGCTCGCGCCAGGCGTCGGCCGCCTTGTCGTGATAGCGCCACCGGAACACCGGCTTGGGCGCGAACGGCGGCACCGGCACGATCGGCTGCCACCGCGCCACCTTGCTGCGTGCAGCCGCCTCCTCGCCCTCAGGCGTGGCCGCGCTCGAGCGCAAGGCCTGCGCCATCGTCTTCGCGCGCTCCGGCGCCGACGGCGGCAACGGCTTGGGCCCGTCCTGCTGCGCCCAGCCCAGGTGCTCCATCAGCTCGCGTGCCGCCTCGCCCTGGCCCATGCGGTGGATCGCCGCATACAGCGAGATCAGGTCGCCGCCCTTCTCGTCGTCGCCACCGGCAAAGTCGGCCCACTTGCCCGTGGTCAGGTTCACCGAGCAGCTGTCCCCCTCGCCGCCGCCCAGCCCGCCGCACACCCACTCGTGCCCGCGCTGCACGCCGTCCGGCAGCCAGGCCGGCACCAGCGCGTGCGCACGACGCAGCAGCGCGTCGGCCAGGCCAGCGAAGTCGATGGGGGACGCAGGCACGCGGGCTCAGTCGGCAGGCGTTTCCCAGAAGCTGCGCATGGCAGCCTGCAGCGGCACCGAACGATCGGCCGGCGGTGGCGGTGCCGCGCCCGGCGCCGCCAACACCCGCGGCCTGCAGCCGCCGTCGAGCACCACCAAGTCGCCGCGATCCACCAGCACTGACGCTTTGCGCTCCGCCACTGCAAAGCCCACCTGCGCCCGCGCTGCCAGCTCGCGCACCGTGCCCGGCCCTTCGGACGCCGCACGCACCAGCGCGCACGTCACCTCGCCATACGAACCGCGCGGCCTCATGCGGCGAGCCCTCCGGCCGCCGGCACCTCACGCAGCACACGCTGCGCGGCGGCCGGCGTCAAGGTGAACTCCTCGCGCCGGCCGTCGCAGTACGCGAACGTCAGCCACGCCGAGTCACGCGACTCCTTGGGCAGCCACCGGCAGATGCGGCCGCTGGCTGTGGTGTAGCGCGCGCCGGGGCGGATGCGCACGGAGAACTGGAGCGCGGTCATCACACCACCCGCCGCATCTGCTGCACGCGCCCAAGCTGCCGCTGTATGGCCTCCAGCCGGTCCACAGCGTCGATGAACGTGCGCTGCAGCTCTGCCTCGGCATCGGCCGGATCGATCGGCTGCGGGTCCGCATAGCCCAGCTCGCGCGCCAGGTACTGCATCACCGCGTCGCAGCTCACCGCGCGGCCGCGCCGCGCCACGTACACCAGCTGAGCCGGCGAGAATCGCTCGCGCCGCTCGGGGTTCAGCATCGCGTCTAGCAGGTTGTGCGCGTCGCGCGGCGGCTTGTCGGGGAACATCTCCGCGGCAAACCGCTTGCGCCCGCCACAGCGGTCGATCACCGCGGCCAGCGCATCCTCGACGCGCTCGAAGAACAGGACTTCCTGGTGCATTACAGACGTGCCCCTGTTTTAGGTACTCGCAGGGAACGCCTGCGCGCGGGAAAAAAAGAGACTGGCCAACATGGATCAATCCGCCGCCGCCGCTGCAGCCAGGACCTCGGGCGCCCCTTCCGTGCCCACCAGCTCCGGCCAGATCAGCGGCCAGGCGGCAGGAAACATCTGCCAGCGCCGCACCCGCCCGCCGCTCAGCCGCTCCAGCTCCGCGGCGAACTCGGGCTGGAACGAACGCTTGCCGTCGCGCCACAGCGCCACCGCAAACGGCGAGCGGCCGAGCTGGCGAGCTACGGCTGAAGGGCCACCGGCAAACTTGATCGCCAGGGCAACGGCATCGGCATCGGGCTTCATGGGTTGGGCGCCACTGTACAACAAATGCAGATAGTCGTTGAACAACAGTTGTTGTAGCGCGGTTGCCACAGCCACGCCTACCCTGCCGGCCGCATGAACACACTTGGCGAACGAGTCAGGGCGCTCCGACTTGCAAAGGGTCTGACGCTGGAACAGCTATCGACGTTGTCGATGGTCGAGGTCAACACCATCTCGGCCCTGGAGAACCGCCGTAGCCAGCGATCCGCCTATGCGGGCCGCCTCGCGCGCGCGCTGGGCGTGAAGGTGGAGGACCTGGTCAAGGACGACATGCCCGAGCATGTCGTGCGCGAGCGCGCCGCGACCTACAGCGGCTGGCCCCTGCCAGGCATTGATGCCGACAAACTGCATGCGCTGCCACGCGACGACCAACTGCGGCTACAGGGCGCCATCCTCGTGGCCGCCAGACTACTGGGCCTAGACATTCAATCGGACAGCGAAGGGGAACAGACGTGAGTGACGCAGCGGCGATTTCGGGCGGCCTTTGGTTGGTGCTGATCGTCGTCAGCTTCGTCGTCCTGGCCCTTTGGGTGCTGCTGCCGTTCGCGGTGTTCGGCATCAAGACGACGTTGAAGGAACTGCTGCGCGAGCAGCGGCACACCAACCACCTGCTTGAACAGGCACGCCGTAGCCCCCACACACCAAAGGACGACCAAGACTGGTCGTCGGTTTCACGCAACTGAGCGCTGCACACTTCAACACTTGTTGACTTTGTGGAACTGCATTTGTAGGATGCCGCCATTCCCCGATCACGGGGTTTTGGAGGCACCTTGCAGTTTCACCACCTTGCGCGTCTTGCTGCCGCCGCCCTAGCCGCACTGCTCACCGCCTGCGGCGGTGGCGACCCCGAAGACGACGCCGCGGCCCCCTGCGCCGACGTCGCCCACGCCGTCCAGACGCCTGGACCCACCGACGACACCCGCGCCAGCGCCCCCGCCACCCCGGCCCGCTGCACCGCGCTGTGAGCGTGCCGCTGCCCTTCTCCCCGCGCCGCCGCGAGGCGCGCCGCCTGGCCCTGTGCAAGCGCCCGGCGCGCCGCGCCCGACGCGGCCTGCGCGCCTTCCTCCAGTGGCTGCTCGGCCCGCGCCCGCTGTGAGCGCCCTGCTGCAGCACCTGGCGCGGGACCAGGCCCAGGCCGCCGCCTGGCACGCCTGGCTGGCCGACGTTCCCATGACCTGGCTTCCCCACCACCCCGCAGAAGGAGCCCACCCGTGACCCCAAGCACCCGCCCCGTCACCCGCCTGAGCAGCGCCTACGTCCGCGACCGCGGCATGCGCGCCATCGTCGTCACCATCACCGGCTCGCTGATCGAGCTGCGCGCCAAGGGGCTGCGCAGCCGCGAGACGGTGGACATCGCCTCGCTCTACACCCAGGCCGTGCGCCACCGCGTGCTGCGCGAGAAGGCCGAACGCAAGGCCGCCAGGAAGGCTGGCAAGCCGGCGCTGCGGAGGGTGGCGTGAGCGCACAACACACGCCCGGCCCGTGGAAGGACGGCCCGCTGTTCGGGCGTGAGACGCGCGGCGTCTTCTGGACGGACACCAGCAAGCCCGGCCGCTGGCAGCGACGCGTCGATGACAAGGGCGAGTTCTTGGCCGCCGACGCACGACTGATCGCCGCCGCGCCGGATCTGCTGTCCGCGTTGCGCAGCATCGTTGCTGAGTGCAAGGGTCCAGAGCGCCCCTACAGCAGCGATTCCTTCCTGCCGGCTCAGTTCATCGAGGCAGCACAGGCTGCCATCGCGCGCGCCGAGGGCCGGCTATGACGCCCGACCTCGCCCCCCAGCCCACCCTCGACGGCATCCCCCCGCCGCCGTCCCCGCCCCTGCGCCCGCCGCTCAAGCAGCTGCTCGACGAAGGCGAGCCCCTCAAGTGCTGCTTCATGGGCCGCACCGCCGAGCCGGCGCGGCTGATCCCGCACCCCGAGAACGCCGAGCGCGTGGGCGTCCAGGTCCTGCTGCACCAGCGCGTCGCCTGGCACACCCACGCCGTGCCGCTGCTCGCCACCTGGTGGTACCCCGCCCACACCGGCCCCGAGCGCGCCCACGCCGGCGCCGCCGCCCTGGCCGCCGGCCTGCCCGAGGGCACCGACACCACCGTCCTCGGCATCGGCCTCGAAACCGCCCACCACCACGGCGCGCCCGTGCTGCGCCCGCTGCACGTCCTCGGCATCAAGCCCACGGCCGCGCTCGAAAAAGCCATGTCCTCGAACCAGGACCTGTTCGCTCCCCAACCCGCCGCACCCGCGGCCCACCAACCGGAGATCCGCTCGTGACCCTTGCCCTCGACACCCTGCGCCTCGACCGAGGCGCCCACACCTCCGCCAAGAGCGGCCACTGCCTGCTCGAAGTCGTCAGCATGTTCAGCGGCGAGCCCTTCGGCGATCGGCCCGCCTGCGTCGACCCCGTGCTCGCTGCGTTCGGCCGCGCGTGGAACGACCGCCTCGGCGACGAAAAGCGACAGGAGCTGAAGCGCTACGTCCCCTTGCTGCCCGGCACCGCGCAGGGCCCCGAGCTGTCGCGCCTGCGCGCCTGGATGCTCGCCGACTGGTCCGCGCGCACCCTGATGCCCATGGTCCTGGACGCGCGCCCGGCGTTCGCCGAGCACGCAGCGAAGCTGCGTGCGCTGGCCCCGATCACAGACAAGACGAGCGCCAGCGAGGTAAGGTCTGCACTTGATTCTGTGCGCAACGAGCTGCGTCGCGCCGCCGCCGCCGCCGCCTACGCCGCCGCCTACGCCGCCGCCGCCGACGCCGCCGCCGACGCCGCCGACGCCGCCGAGGCCGCCGACGCCGCCGCCGCCGCCGCCGACGCCGCCGCCGACGCCGCCGAGGCCGCCGCCGCCGCCGCCGACGCCGCCGCCGCCGCCGCCGCCGCCGCCGCCGCGGCGGCGCGTGACCGCATCCACGCCGAGACGCACGCCATCTTCCAGCGCGCGATCGACGCCCAGCTCCCCAGCGCCATCGAGCCCGCCGACCCCTACTGAAAGCCCCACCGCCATGCATGACCACACCATCCTCGCCCGCGTCGGCGCCGTGCTCGTCTTCGGCGCGCACAAGCGCGTGCGCTTCTTCGACGGCACCGAAGTCGATGTTCACCGTGCTCGCCACGCCGTTGCCACGTCGGACCCGCACCTCGCCATCCGCCTGCCCGGCAGCACCAACTGGCTCGCCTTCGCGGTGCGCCCCATCTCCCCCGAGTTGGACGCCGACTGGCGCCGCATGCCCCCCGAGGACCGCGACGGCCTGCTGTACTACCACCTGCGCCAGCAATTCCCCGACGCGCCGGCGCTGTTCAAGGCCGTGCTGCACCACCTGGCGCGCGAGGCCCTGCGCCACGCCGGCGGCCCCCGCCAGGCGGTCGCAGCGTGAGCACGGCCGCGCTCGCCGTCGCGGCGCCACCGCGCTTCTGGTTCGTCGTGCACCTGCGCGACGAGCGGGAGCGCCTGGTCGAAGTGCACGTCCACACCACCGACTCGCGCCAAGCCTCACGCGAGGCCGTGGCGGTGGCCGCCGAGCAGCACCCAGGCCGCACCTTCTGCGTCGCCGACGTGCTGCAGGAAGGCGCGTGATGCAGCACCAGCAACCGCACCGCTACAGCACCTCGCGCCGCAACGCCGTGCTCGACGCCATCACCGCCGTCGTCGTCGGCGCCGCCTTCGGCATCTTGCTCGCCCTCCATGTCTTGGGAGTCCTCTGATGAACAGCACCCTCACCGACCTCCCCATCGAGCAGCTCTGCGAGTCCCCCTTCCAGCCGCGCCAGATCTACCGCGGCATCGACGAGCTGGCCACCACCATCGCGCAGCAGGGCATCCTGCAGCCGCTGCTGGCGCGCCCGCAGTCCGCGTTGATGCCGCATCACGCTCGATTGGAGTCCGATGCGAAGTACGAGCTGATCTTCGGCCACCGCCGCCTGCGCGCCGCCGAGCAGGCCGGCCTGGCCACCGTCCCCGTGCGCGTCGTCGCCATGACGGACGCCGAAGTCCGCGCCGCCCAGGCCGTCGAGAACCTCGCGCGCGCCGACGTGCACCCGCTCGAAGAAGCCCAGTCCTACCGCATGATGATCGACGCCGGCGACGCCACGGCCGACCAGCTGGCCGAGCGCTTCGGCAAGAGCCGCAGCCACATCTACAGCCGCCTGAGCCTTCTCAACGCCACCGCGGCCGTGCGCGAGGCCTGCCTCAAGGGCGAGATCGGCGCCGAGACGGTGGTGCTCCTCACCCGCCTGCGCACCGAAAAGCTGCAGACCAAGGCGCTGGACTACATCAAGGGCAAGGGCCTCGAACTGCAGGACGGCGGCAAACGCAGCTACCGCCGCATCCGCGAGCTGCTCGCCGAGCACTTCACGCTCGACATCAAGAAGGCCATGTTCGACCCCGAGGACGCCAGCCTCGTGCTCGACGCCGGCACCTGCAGCGCCTGCCCCAAGCGCACCGGCAACGCCCCCGAGTACGAAGACCTGGCGCAGCCGCGCGAGAAGGGCTACTACTACGGCGGCCACGCCAACCGCGGCGAGCCCAACCTCTGCACCGACCCCGACTGCTGGGCCGCCAAGGTCAAGGCCCACCTTGCGCGCAAGGCCGCCGCCATCGAAGCCAAGGGCAAGACCGTCGTCACCGGCACCAAGGCCCGCCAGGCCATCAGCGCGCAGGGCGAACTCAAGCAAGGCTACGTCCCCCTGGCCGACGTGCGCGCCGCGCTCAAGAAAGCCAAGGGCGCCGAGCCCCAGGTCCTCACCATCCTGGACCCGCGCACCGGCAAGACGACGGAAGCGGTGAAGGCCGACGACCTCAAGGCCGCCGGCATCAAGCCCCCGGCCGACAAGCGCGCCGCGCGCCACGCCTTTGACGACGAGAAGTGGCGCAAACAGCAGGAGGAGAACAACCGCAAGGTCGCCACCGAAATGCAGCGCCGCGAAGCCCTGTTTCTGCAGGTGCACGCCGCGGCCGCGGCCGCCCCCCGCAGCGCGGCCGACCTGCTGCCCGTTGTCCAGCGCCTGCTCCACCGCGTCACGCACGCCCGCACCACGCCGCTGTACACCGCCTGGCAGGTCAAGGACGGCCACGCCCTGCTCAAGCTGGTGCCCGACATGGACGCCGACGCCCTGGCCCGCCTGGCGCTGGACATCGTCGTGCTCGAAGACATGGAGTGCCACTACGCCGCCGGCATCAAGGACACCGGCAAGGCCCTGGCCGCCGCCGCCGCCCGCTATGGCGTCACCGAATCCCAGACGTCTGGACAGACCCCTCCTGCCGCTGCGCGCGCGCCCAAGAACGCGGCGGCGGGCAAGCCCAAGGCAGCCGCGAAGGCCAAGCCCAAGCCCGCGAAGAAGAAGGTCCAGACCAAGGACGCCGGCGACGACGTCGCCGTCGAACCCGAGCGCGACCCGAACACGCTGGACATGTTCGAGGGAGCCGAGGCATGACGGCGCCAGGCACCGTCGCCCTCAAATGGGCCGAGTTCGAGCGCACCTGCATGCCCGGCCACGCCGGCACCGTCCAGCGCCTCGAAACCCGGCGCGGCTTCTACGCCGGCGCGCTGTCGATGCTGAACCTCTTCGTCGAGACGCTGGACGACGAACACGCCGACATCGAGACGGCGCTGAACCGCCTGCACGCCGAGATGGCGCGCTACTGCACCGACCTGCAGGAAGGCCGCGCATGAACGACTGCAACGCCGAGCACCAGCAGCTCGTCGACGACTGCGAAGCCCGCGAGCAACGCCTCAGCGATTGGGAGCGCGGCTTTGTCGACAGCATGAAAGCCCGCCTGGCCAGCGGCCGGGCGCTCACCGACACCCAGGCCTCCAAGCTGGAGGAAGTCTGGAACCGCGTCACCGCGAAAGGATGAACCAAGTGCACCAACACCAATCCGTCATCAACGTTGTCGGCGAGGGCTCGCTTGAAGACATGGGCCGCGACACCATCAACGCCGTGCACGCCGACATGGTCAGCAAGCTCGGCGCCGAAAAAGCCGGGCGTGTCCTGGTCGGCATGCACGACGCCGTCGCCCGCTTGCTGATGAGCGATCAAGGGCCGGCGGCGATCGCCGCGTTCAGCATGCGCGACGCATCGCCGGACCAGCTCGGTCGGCAGGTCGTCGAACAGACCTGCAAGGCCGTTCTGGAGCACGAAGGCCCTGTGCAGGCGATGCTCATGGTTGCCGGCGCACTGGCGGCCAGCGTGATGCGTTTACGTCGAGCTGAGCGACATCGAGCGCGGCCAGGCGTCGCTGCGCGAGATGGCCGACAGCCTGCCGGTCATCATGCGCAGCCGCACCCCAGCCGCCGGCGAACAGAAGGTGCAGTGATGGCCACCAGCATCAACTGCAGCAGCTACCGCAACCCCGGCCGCTGCGCGCACCCCACCCTCGCCCGTCGCTGGTTCGGCGACATGCCCCACTGCGTCATCTGGCTCGACGCCCGCGGCCAGCCGCAGGAAGACCCGCGCCGCCCCCGCGGCGAGTGCGGCCTGTGCACCCCGCTGCTGCGGCCGGCGCTGGTGCAGCCGATGCCGTTCCCGGCATGACCCCCTGGCTCACCGACGCCGAAGTGCAGCAAGCCTGCGAAGGCCTCACCCAGCCCGCCGCGCAGATCCGACACCTGCGCCGCCTCGGCCTACGCGTCGACGTCAAGCCCAACGGCCGCCCCCTGGTCTGGCGCCCCGAGGCGCTGGCCGCCGGCGCCGACCCGGCGCAGAATTCCCAGCCCCAGGGCATGAACGTCGTAGGCCTGCAGCAGTGGGCCGCGCGGCGCAAGATCACGCAATGACGAGAGTGAAGACGGCCGACCTCATCGGCGACCAACTGAACATGGCCTGTGCGTTGGCCGAAGGTTGGCGCTTCGACGGTCACACATGGTGGGCACCTTCGGGCGCGAGCCTGTCAGAGGTGCCGCAGTACGCTCAGTCGTGGCCGTTCGGGGGACCGATCGTCGAACGCGAGCGCATCATCGTTCATGCGGTGTCTGCCCGCGGCGACGCCTGGGCTGCGTTCCAGTACAAGGGCTACGCGGTCAGCGGCGGCGGGGTTGACCGCTGGGGCGTTCCGCAAGACGCCAACGTGGCGTTCGACGGGGTGTGGAATCACCAGCGAGGTCACACCCCGCTCACCGCCGCCATGCGGACGTGGGTCGCCAGCAAGCTGGGCGAGGAAGTCGAGCTGCCGGATGGGCCGCAAACGCAAAGACGGTGACCCCCTCGCCCTGGCCGGCACCCGCCTGGCCTTGCGTCGCGGCCGCTTCTTCTACATCCACCGCGACACCGGCCGCTGGGAAGACGTAGGCACCGACGTTGCCGCAGCCAAGCGCGCCGCCGCGCGCTACAACCACCCCGGCGACGCCTTCGGCCGCATGGCCTGGTGGTTCGGAGAGTTCCTGCGCGACGCCAAGGCCCGCGTGGCGGCCGGCAGCCTGAGCCGGCGCACGTGGGCCGACTACGACGGCTACGCGGCCCCCAGCGGCCCGCTGACGGCCTCCGTGGGCCATCTGTTCCCCGAGCAGGTCACGCCGCAGGTAGTGCAGGCCTACCTGGCCGCCAACGCCCGCCTGGTGCCGCCCAGGCCCATCGCCGCCAACAAGGAGCGCGCGTTCCTCTCGGCCGTCATGAGCTGGCTGCTGCGCGAAGGCAAGGTGCCCGGCCTGCTCGTCAACCCCTGCATGCGCGCCAGCGGCGTGCGCCGCAACCCCGAGAAGAAGCGCGAGCGCTACGTCACGCACGACGAGTACCGCGCCACCTTCGAGGCCGGCAACCGCGCCGTGCGCCTAGCCATGGAGCTGGTCTACCGCACCCTGCAGCGCCCCGAGGTGGACGTGCTGGCCTGGACGCCCGCGAACGTGCGCCACAAGGCCGGCGCCAAGGTCCTGAGCTTCCGCCAGAGCAAGACCGGCCGCGCCATCGACATCGCCCTGGTGGGCCAGCTCGACAAGCTGGTGGCCGACGCCATCGGCCCCGTGCCCCAGCTCCGGCAGCCCATCGTGCACACGCTCAAGGGCACCGCCTACACCTACAGCGGCTTGAGCGCCATGCTCAAGCAAGCCCAGGCCAAGGTGCGCGGGCAACACCGCCGCACCGGCGGCCCGCTGGCCACCATGCCCAGCTTCGGCCTGCGCGACCTGAAGGGCAAGGGCGCCACCGACATGTGGCAGGCCGGCGTGCCCATCGAGCAGATTCAGCTGCTCTGCGGCCACGCCGACAAGGCCACCACCGAGATCTACATCAAGGCCCGGTGGCGCGAGACGGCGATGCCCAACCAGGTGGCGGTGTAGCTACGGTGGGCCGACCGCGCCTCAGCAATCCACATCTGCCGCCGCGCGTTTACACGCGCCGCGGCGCTTACTACTACGCGGCCGCTGGCTCGACGTGGCCGGGCTGCGTCTTGAAGACCAGGCGCTACTGGTGAGTTATGCCGCCGACATGTACCGCGTGTGCAAGGCGCGCGGCCTTCAGCGACGCCTGCAGTTCGAGCTGACGTTGCAAGACGTGGTCGACCTGCTCGCGCGCACGCAAGGCCGCTGCGACCTCACCGGCATTGCCTTCAGCACCGAGCGCGTTGGCGTTCGCGGGCTTCGACCCTGGATGCCCAGCATGGACAGGCGAGACGCCAGCCAAGGCTACACGCGCAGCAACTGCCGCGTGGTGTGCGCAGCCGTCAACCTCGCCTTGTCGGACTTCGGCGACACGGTGCTTCACCGCATCGCAATGGCCTTGGCAGCGCGTCAAATATCCAGTAGCGAGGCGCCCGACGCCCAAGTCGGCGTCAATTGAATCAACGACTTGGCGCAGCGAAACGCGGGCCTATATCGCCGCGACGAAGCGCAAGAATTGGACGTCGCGGGCTGCGGATCGAGCATCCATGCGGCCTGGCGGCCGACTACGGCCAGCGCCTGTTAATCCGTAGGTCCCTGGTTCGAGCCCAGGTCGGGGAGCCAATAAAATCAAGCACTTGCGGTGGTTTCGCGCTGCAGCAAAGGCCAGCCAATTGGACGTTTATGAGATGCCGTCCAATATCCAGTGGTCAGCGCTTGATGATCTCAACTCGCCCTTCGATGTTGGTCACCAGCACGGTCTCGGGCGCCAGGCGCTTGGCGCGCAAGCTCAAGGTGTAGGGCACACCGGCCGTCACCGAGACGCGTTTGGTGTAGGCGATCGAGCTTCTGGTCGTCACCGATGCGGCGCTGCTGCCTTCGACGTGATAGACGGTCGATGTGGTGTCTCTGACGCCGTTGACGTAGAACGCGGTCTTGAGAAAGCCACCGCCACCGCCGGCGGCGGTGGTGAGATCGACTGCGCCGAAGAACGTCACCAGCGCGTCGCCGGTCACGCTCGGGTTGAACACCACTTCGGTCAACAGCGTCGAGCCGCCGGACCACTCGGGCACGGTGTCGTTGCTGGTGACCGAAACGTTGGCTGCCGTCGCCACGTAGACCTCGGTGGCAGCGTTTGGCTGCAGCTGCCCCGTCCCGATGTCGCTCACCTTGCTTTGCGCCTGGAACTGCAAGTCGTCGAGCACGACACCGGGACTTCTGAGGCTAGAGTCAAAGTGCAGCGGCAAAGCGATGCTGGCCGCCACCGTGCGCAGCACGCTGGCGTTGCGGTAGTACCGCACGTTGACGCCGTCGTAGTGCACGCTCAGGCGATCGCCGGCGGCGTAGGTGCCCACAATGCCGCGCGACGCGGCGCTTTCGTACACCTCCAGCTGGCCGTCGGTGCGTGCGTACAGCCAGAAGTCAATGGAGTCGTAGCTTGCGTTGGTCGTCGGGTCGGTGTTGAGCCCCAAGCCCACTTCGAGATCGTTGCGCAGCACAAGCGCGCTGGCGATCGCGCCGCCCTCGAAACCGTGCTTGCTGCGCACCGACGCATCCCAGTCGTTTGTGACGCCAGTCTTCGTGACGCGCGTGCCGACGAGTTGTGCCGCGCCGTCGATCACAAACGACCCTGAGTCCACCACCACCGCCACGCTCGCCGGCGCCACCGACTCGTTGCCGCTGTCGTCGAAGTGCCTGGCCCACACCGTGTAGCTGCCCGCCGGCGGGTTGGTCCACAGGTACTCGGCCGACGCGCCGCGGAACAGCAGCGTGCCGGCCGCCCAGCTTGCGCCAACGCGCAGCTCGGTGGCCGCGTAGTCCAGCTCGATGGACGCCAGGCCGGTCCAGCTGATGCGCACGCCCGCCGAGACGGTGGTGGTGGCCAGGCCGCTCACGTTGGCCGGCGGCTGCGTCTTGCCGACCACCACGTGCACTTGATAGGCCGCGTCGCCCTGCCTGCCCAGCGAGTTGACGGCCCACACCCGCACGACGATCGGCTGGCCCGCCGGCAGCGGCCCGAGGTAGGTGGCTGTGGCATCGCCCGGCAGGTCGGCGGCCGACTGCCACTCGTCGCTCAGGCCCACGCGCCACTGCACGCGGATCAAGCCGCCGCTGAGCACGAAAGCCTCGGTGGTCTGCGTCCAGCTCACGCGGGCGCGCGCCTGGATCGTGCCGTCGATCGCGCGCACCAGGTGCGCGGTGCCGCTGGCCACCGCCAGACCCGCCAGCGTGGCCGGCTTGGCGTAGGGGTTGGGCAGGTTCGTGTCCGGCGCCAGGTCCACCGTGGTGGCTTCGCCGAAGTTCCACGCGTACACGCCGGCGGCCGTCTCCTGCAGCACGTACTGCAGGCGCCCGTTGGTGGCCTGCGCGCGCTCGAGTACCTCGAACACCTTGCCTGACCACCCGTAGCGCGGCCAGTCCAGCGGCACCGTGTCGGTGGGCGCCAGGTCGTAGGCGCGCAGGTTGAACGGCGCGCTCACCCGCAGCGCCTGGCGCGAGCGCTCCAGCTCGATCTTGCCCAGGCGTTGCGCGCGCATCGCGTCCATCGCCGAGTCGAGCTGCAGATCCCGCACCACGCGCACGCCGCCGTCCTCGGTCTCGTAGAGCGTGTTGGTGACCAGCGGCGCCTGCACTTCGGCCCAGCCTTGCGATGGGTCGCGGTAGGTCACGCGAACGGCGTTGAAGCGCTCGTCGCGGCTGCGCGCCGGCAGCACCTCGGCGTAGCCCGCCAGGTCGTCGACACCGAGCGCCGGCGCCGGCGTGCGGTACGCCCCAGGCCGCAGCAGCCAGCGGCCCTGCGTCCAGACGCAGCGGCCGGCGCCGGCGTCCAGCATGTCCTCCAGCGCATCGCGTGGCGCCTGCGCGGTGCTGATGGTGGTGTTGATCTCGTAGCGCTTCTGCGTGGCGCCACCGGCGGTCAGCGTCACCAGCTCGTCGCTGATGTTCGCTGCGGCAATGACCTCGCTGTCCGGCACGGCCGCCGGTGCCGCGGCCATGCCGTCGGCCTGCTTGAGGTAGTCGGCCACGCACAGCGCCCAGTTCGAACTCCAGGCCACGGTGCTGGTGCGCGGGTCGGCCACCTTGGCGCCACGCACCACGAAAGTCATCTCCGGCAGGCCGACCTGGCCGAACACGTCCTGGTCGTACTCCACGCGCACGTAGGCGTAGCAGATGCCCACGCCCACGTGGTTGACCGTCCACTTGCCGGCGCTGGCGGCCACCAGCTCGAGGTCGGCCACCTGCCCGGCGCCGCCCAGGTGCTTGCGGATGCGCACCAGCGCCTTGCCCTCGTTCCAGGTGTAGCCGATGGTCACCGCGGTCGACGGCGGCAGGCCGGTCACCGTGGCCGCGCCCGGCGTGTGGCCGAAGCCGACGGCGCTGGGCGGCGCCCACGCATCGGTGTCGGGCACGGTGGCCGAGTTCACGGCCGCCGCCGCGCGCGACAGCGTGGCCACGCCGGCGCCGTTGCTGGTGACCGTCTCGACCGCGCTGCGCTGTTTGGCCGCCGCGAACTCGCCGGACTGGATGAAGCCGTTCACGTCCGGATCTGGCAGCAACACGTCGCCGAACCACACCTGCTCGATCGCGTCGCACTCGTGGTCGGCCAGCTTGATCACGATGTGCAGGAACTCGCGCTTCGCGCCCGTGGACTCGGCGTGCACGAGCTGGCCGCTGACGCGGTCTCGGCCGTAGAGGCGCACGCGCGGCGCCACGGCGCTGCGGATCAGGACCTCGCGGTCCTTCAGGCTGGCGTTGTAGGCCGCGCGCGCCTTGGCCTGGGCGCGGCGCCGCTGCCGCGACGCCAGCGCACCGGCACCCGCGATCGTGATGCCGTAGCCGATGATGCTGGCCGCGGTGGCCGACAGCGCGATGCCCAGCGCGCTGGCCCCGAAGGCGACGGCGGCGATGACGAGCTGCGGCATGTCAGTGCTCGGCGCCGTGCCCCACGGCCCAGCCCGCCACCGCCCAGGCGGCTGGCACGGCCGCAAGGCCCTTGGCCGCCACCACGTGCGCGCGCTCGCCGTCGGCCACCCCGAGGGCCAGGCCGCCCCACCGCGCGCCTTGTGCAGGCGTCTGGACACCCTCCGGCGCCTGCAGCAGCAGCACGTCGCCACGCCAGGCCAGCCACGGCGTGGCCAGGCGCGGCAACTGGCGATCGACGGCGGCGGCCAGGCTGCCGCCGAGCGCGCGCACGGCCATCGCCGCGGCATGCTCGGTGTCCACCACCGGCAGCGCCGGCCAGCGGCCGGTGAGCGCGTGCACGGCCTCGGCCGCCAGCGCGGCGCAGTGCCCGCCGCGGCGCCAGGTGAAGGGCCGCTGCGCGCGCCGCTGCAGCGTCTCGGCCAGGCGCTCGGGCCAGTCGGGCAGGCGCGTCATTTCTTGAAGAACTCCTTGCCCGGCCAGACGATCGTGGCCTCGGCGAGCTGGGCCGCGTACTCGAAGAATTTGTCGCCCGGCGCGCGCGCCTGCTGGTCTTCGTTGCTGGACAGCGTGCCGCGCGGGCGCGTGGCGCCGAGCAGCAGGTGCTCGGCCGTGACGCGCACCACCGGCGCCTCGCCGTCCTGGATCACCGGCACGTCGAACACGCCCTCCCACACGTTCGGATCGACGCGCAGCGCGACACCGTCCCACACCGCAAGCTTGAGCGTCACGCGCCGGCCCTGCGCGGCCTTCAGCTCGGTCAGCGCGCCGGCGAGCGCCGCCGGGTTCACCGCCGACAGCGTGAACGCCAGGCCGCTGGCCTCGCGGTCGGTCTCGGTCACCGGCTCGATGGTGCCGATGCCCTGCGCGGCGGTGTACAGGTTGCCATCGACGGTCACGTCGAAGGCCAGGTCCACCAGGCGTACCGGGCCGCCCACCAGGTCCATCTCCACCAGGCAGAAGTGCGTGACGTGCGAGGCCTGCAGCGCCGTGCGCGTGGCCGCGTCGATTGCGCGGCTCATCGCGCGCCGCTCCAGGCGCGCGCCAGGTCTTCGCCGGGCGGGCGGTGGCCGTAGCCGTCGGCGATGGGCGGGCCGAGCGGCTCGTCGCCGGTGTCGGCGGCGAGTTCGGTGTCCGCGACGATCGCCGCGAGCCCGGCGGCGGTGATGCGCCACTCGGCAGCGCGGCGGCATCGGTGGCTCCTGACATACGAACAGGTCACCAGGCCGTGCCGCCCCACCGTCTCCAGCAGCGAATGCAGCGCCTGAGTGAAGCTGGCGGCCGCCGCGATGGCCAGCTCGCCCGAGAGCATGGGCACGTCGGGCGCCAATGCCAAGCAACGCAGCGCGCGATCAGCCACGCTGCCGGGCTTGAGCGTGTAGCGCCGCGTCATGCCGCCACGTACCCCGCGGCGACGTAGCCGTCCGCCACGTAGCCGGTGCCGATCGCCGGCAGTGGCTCGAACACCTCCTCGAACTGCACGCTCAGTGGCGGCTCGTGCGGCCCGGGCGTGCGCGGCAGCCGCAGCGTGCTTTCCGTGCGGATAAAGGCCGACGTGGGCTTGTCGAGCACCACCGCGCTGCCGCTGGCCAGCGCCGCGCGCAGGGCATGGCGCACCTCCACCGTCATCAGCCCCGCGCCGTCGGCCGTGGCCGAGCCCACCACCATCACGAGCTGGCCGTTGGCCAGACCCAGCCAGTCGCGCGCAAGCAGCGTCTTGCCGGCGCCGCAGCCGGCGAGCTGCAGCGTGGTGGCGAACTGAGCGGCGGGCGCATCGAGCGTCACGCCGGCCAGGTTGCAGGTGCCGCGCGGGCGCGGGTACTTCAGGTCCCACAGGCGCGCGCGGTGCTCGCGGCCGGACAGGCGCGTGAGCCAGGCCTCGACCTCCGCGCGCTCGGCCTTGCTGTGCGCCGTGAAGTCGAAGCCCCAGCCCCAGCGCGCGCCTGGGCGGCTGCTCGTCTGGATGTAGCCGCTGTCGGGACTTTGCGTGACCTGGTTGTTGTCGATCACCACCAGCTCGGCGTTGCCCGGCACGAAGGTGCGCGTCTCGGGCCAGGTGTACTGCGTCATGCCTCAGTTCCCCCAGCGCCCACGGCGCGCGCCGTCGGCCCATTCGCCGAGCGCGGCATTCTTTGCGGCAGCCATGCCGGCGATGACCTCGTTGCGCGAGACGCCGCCGTTGAAGGTGATGTACTGGATGACCGGCGGTTGCGTGGTGGCCGCGCCGCCCATCAACGCCGAGGCCTGCGCGGCGTTGATCACCGTGCCCGGGCCGGCCACGATCTCGGGGCCGTTCTCGCCGACGATGTTCCACCGCCCGCGCCGCAT